GGCAATCTTCGGATTAACACACTGATGAAACGGTCATAATAACCTCTGAACACTCTATCTCTTTTGAAGAAGGAGCGCAAAGACAAAAACTTTTGGACAAGCCAAGTTATTAGTTTTCCAGTATGAGCCAGCTCAAACCTCGTGTCTTGAAGGACGCCGTCGAAAGACGAGTCCCTCCACGGAAAGGTGAGCGTAGGATACACTGGCTAGATCGTTTAACGAAAGAAGAACGACTCGAAGCGACGCGGAACGAAACCGCGCCGTCGGGCCCATCCCCCGACGTTAAAGGCGAAAGGGTGGAAAAGTTCCTTTGTGGTCTCAAGACAATATTGAGTCACCACGATGCTCCTAAGGAGGTACTTGCCAGCTTTGATAAGCAGGCGAGGACATACCTCACAGTTGAGCATGAAGAAACGTTCCTGGCGAGGGCCAAGTACCTGATCCTTCTTCCGATGGCAGTCTACCTCAATCAAGATAGCCTACCGAAGAAGCCTGACCTCGATTTCCTCCCTAAAGGACCGTGGTTGCGGTGGAGCCGACAACGGCTTAACCACTACTCACGGAAGAACACCCACTTGTGGTATTCTTTCCTCCAGGGGAAACGAGGCGGATGTCCAGTGTCTTCGGATATTGTTCTTGCGAACTTCCAGAAGCACCGGGATCAGATGGAACAGCCCGACCCTCTCGATTCGGACGAGGGAGAGATTTTGCTAGAGGGACTCATGAAAGTCCTTGCTCCACTACTCTCTACTTTGTCCCGCGGTCTTCGACGTGACCTGAAACCTTATTTCGAGAACCCCTCAGCGGAGGTTCATAAGGCATCTGAGTCAGCCAGTTTCGAGTCCTCCAGAAAGAAAGGAGGCCAAGCTGGTCATTTGCGTCGGATGATGCGGGAGGAGTACAAACCTCGCGAATTGGGAACAATCTCGCGTCTCCACGTGGACGTCTCTGTGTCACTGAAGGGCCGAAAGGTCCAGGCCGGGCATATGTCACAGACGGTGGTGCGCGAGGGTGAGTTAGAAGAGCTGAACTCAAGACTGGATGAGTACGTACGTCAGACATCTGATGTGCCTGTATTGTCTGCTCAGGTCCAAGGGGTCCTAGAACCATTTAAGGTTAGGACGATCTCCAAAGGACCGAGCATTCCGTACTACCTCGGAAAACCAGTTCAAAAAGCTCTTCACACTCGGATGAGGAAAATGGCCCCTTTTCGTCTGATCGGAAGACCCTTTTGCCCAACCATGTTGCGTGACCTCTACGAGGGGCACATCAACATGTTCGGCTTAGAGCCCGACGACGAATGGTTGTCTATTGACTATTCCGCAGCTACTGACGGTCTGTCAGCCAGACTCTCTCAAAAGGTCCTTACGACCCTTCTTCAACACCTGTATGGTGTCAACCCGCAACTCTACTTAATAATGATCGGCGTTCTTGCCCCTCATTTTATTGAGTATCCCGAAACGTTTGATTACGATAGGGAGGACGACGGTTCGTTCGTCCAAGTTTGGGTACCAAGCACAAAGCAACTTGGGAAGAAGGGGGCGCATTGGGCCCTGAGGGAGTTTGACACGACGATCGATCCGGTCATGCAGCGGAACGGACAACTGATGGGGTCCATTCTTTCCTTTCCCGTCCTTTGCCTCGCAAACATCGCTCTCTACCTTCTTGTACGCAATGAAGTACGGGGTCCCCTAGCCCCCGAAGACCAGATGGACATACGCAAACTCGTTTTGATTAACGGGGATGATATGATCTACATCGGAAATCGGGAGGAATGGGAACTTCATCAGTACCTCGGCGCGAAGATGGGTCTGGCCCTTTCACCGGGTAAGGCCTACCATCACAGAAGGTATGCAAACATCAACTCCGTCTCGGTCGACTTTGATCTCGACGGCCACAATCCGACACCGAGGGAAATTCCTTTCCTCAATGTCGGGCTTATGGCCGGAAATCACAAGGTCCTGGGACGTGTAGGTGATGGAGCTGCGGACGACGACTTCAACGGGTTGAGACCACTAATATCCGTGATCAACGAAGTCGTGCGAGGTTCTCTTCCTGGCAAGGAGGCAGACATTTTCAAGATCTATGTCAGCCGCCACAGTGAAGAGATAAGTAAAGAGGCACGGGGGGGGAACCTCTTTCTCCCCATATCCTTGGGAGGATATGGTGTTGCACCGATCAAAGGGATCGCGGTGAACTATAGTCAACGTCAACTGCAATTGGCGGCCAAATTGGCTGGACGTTTACCCTATATGCGACCTTTGGTGCGACCCTTACCCAAGGGGCGTCTTGTGGGAGACACAATGGACATCGAAGATGATCCAGTCCGAGTGACACTACCAACGGACTACGAAGAGCCCAAGTTCCTCAAGATCGAGGGGCCTCAGCTTGATGTAGACTCCCTGCTCTTCGAGTGGGGAATGTACCGTCAGTAGTGTCGACTCACTGTTTCGACTTGGCCTCCCGGCCAGGGTGTTGTTTCAAGCAGGTCTAACCTGTAGCCCAAAACGTTTTCGTTCCGCTAGGATGGCCTTCTAGCCCCAAGGAATGATGTAAAGACTTACGTGCTAAACAAAATGCCGAGAGACTGCACGGCGCTCAAGAAACCTCCTTTCGCCGGAGGACGTGGGATGCGATACGAAAATCCCTTAAAGAAAGTGTAAA